GGTGCTGGTTGTGTTATGTTAGTTATAGTTTCAGCCATTATCCTACCTGTGATTCCAATCGTTTCATTGTGTCGTACATTCTTTTAGCGCCTTCGTTTACACTTCCGCCGCCTGCAGCTTTTACAGCATCTGCTGTAAATACAAATTCATTTTTACTGACTCTTGCTGGAACGTCATCAGCTTTTTCTGCTTTTCCTATAGGTATAAACCCTCCGCCACGTAAGTCAAGTTCCATTCCTTGTGGTGTAACATCTGATTGTTGTGTTTGTAGTGATGATAAACCTGCTGGAGGTATGTTAAATTCACCACCCATGTTTTTATTAATTCTACCACCGTCAGCATAAACACTCATGTTACCAAATGTTGATATAGCCCAGTCTCTTGCTGCTTGTAAAGTTGCTTCTGATGCTTCTGAGTCTGCTGCTAATGCTGCTGCTTCCGCTGCATCCGCTGCATCTTGTTCATCTTTGTATTTACCAGCTTGTATTCCTGATACAATACCAATGGCCCATGATCCAAGTTTTAACATGCTTGGTGTAAGTTTACTTGTTACGGAACTAACTAATTCACCATCTTTACCTAAAGCCGCACCGGCAAGTTTACTTTTTCCTAATGCTGCTAATCCTTCACTTGATGCAAGATTACCCACAACTCCTTCGGCACCTAGTATACCTCTTGTTGCTTTTACTTCTGGTATCATAGAAACATTTTTTCCTGCTGCTGCTGTAGCTGAAGGATCTATTAAATCTGATCCTGGTACTGTAGGTGCACCAAATAAAAATTCATCTGCTGACTTACCATACTTACCAAAAATAGGATCTGCTCCTTGAGCAAGATTTTTATCACCAGGATATAACATTGGGTTTCCGCTTTCGTTTAGGTAATAAGGATTGTTGTCTGGACTAAAAAGCATGTCATCGGGTCTAGTTTCTCCGCTTAAAAATAAATTTCTTAAACTTTGCCCTGATCCCATACTTCCATAACCTGTAGGTTTAAATTGACCAATACCTGTTCCACCTTGAAATTTTGCATAAGGTGCCATAGCTATTGCTAAACTTAATGGATTAATTCTTCCTTTTTGTTTTGCTTGACCTGCTGCCATTGCAAGTGGTCCGTAAACAGGACCAAGAAAAGGTGCAGCAAATTGTGCAACACCTGCTAATTCTCTTGGCATTAATTTTTGTGCAACCTTTGTAAAAGGTTTTGTTACTTTATTAAATGCTCTTTTAAATTTACTACCTATGCCATATTGTTTTCTGTTATCAAGGCCCATGATACCACCAAAGGCAGCCATCTGTCTTGAATCTTCCATAGGTTTAGGACCAAAAGGATTTATTGGATCTTCATCGCTTGGAATAATTGGACCTTTTGATAAAGTTCTAGTTTTAAAAAACTGTATTACTTCTTGAAGTTTTTCCATTCCTTTTAAATTAGCTTTTTCAGGAACAGCTAAATCAAAAGTTCTTACAGCTTCGTCTAATGTAAGTCCTTCAGGTAAACCTAACGCCATTGCTTGATCTTGTTCCGGGGACTTTGGTCCCTCAGTACCTTCATAAGTAATAGGTTCAGCGCCTGTATTCAGTGAGTTAATTCCTTCTTGATCTATCATAATTTTTATATTGAATTGTTAGAGGCAGGAATCATACCTGGGTTAATAATAATACTAGTTTTTGTCATATAAATCAACCTATGATGTTACATCTCTTGGTTTAATTTCTAATGAAGATAACACTACATGCAGTCTATTTGCCGTAGCTGCTGTCACTTTTATTACTTCACTCTCTTGTACTATAAGTGGTGCTGTCAATAATTCTACCGTAGCATTAGCCCCAATTGCTTTAGTTTTAAACAGGCTAAATACGTCACTACCAGCTGTAACTGTTATAGTTATAGTATCAGCGTTCCCTGAATCTTCAGACACTAATATAGATTTAATTACAGCTGTTGAAGCTGATGGCACAGTATATAATGTTGTAGCTGCTGTGCTAGTTAGATCTACTTTTTTGTTTACAAATGAGTTAGCCATTAGTTTATAAAATAATTAAAAGATTCTATTTCGTCTTTTAAATCCTGTTGATATGTTGAGTTTAATTTTTGTATTACAGCAGACAAATCTCTGTTCAAAGATTCAGCAACTGTTTGTTTGTATTCTTTATCCGGGTGTGTAAGTACCTGTGTAATTCTAGCCATTATAAACTAACGATGCCTCCCTTGCCATAACCAGTTCTTCCTCTGCCGGTGGTATTAGAAAAATTTTCATTAGTACCTGTATTTTGAGAAGCAAAACCTCCTGAAGTTATACCGGCATTTCTATATACGTCTGGATTTGCTGCCATTGCTCTAGTCGCCGTTGCAGCTTCTCTTGCAGCTTGTTCTTCAGCTGCTTCTTGTTTTTTTCTAGCTTCTATTCTTCTTTTTTCTCTCTCTATTTCTTTTATTTCTATTGTTTTATCAAAAGCCTGTTTCTTTTTATTGTACTCTAAATTTTTATCTCCGTAAAAAGATTGTCTTTGTAGTAGATTTGATAATTGTTTTGCAATTTGTGCAGGGGTATAACCCAATGCTTCATATTTAGCAGTAGCTTTTTCAACAGCTGCATTTAATTTTTCAGATTCTTTTCCAACAAATTCAGCATAATTACCAAGCGCAGATCTTGTATTAATACCAAATGGATCTTGAGGTAAACCTGAATTAGGATTTCTATATGCCATATTTTCTTTTATAAACTGTTGATCAACGTAAGGTAGAGTATTAAATTTATCTACTTTTGAAGCTAGAAAACTAAGACCTCCCATTAAAGGATTGGCAATCATACTTCCCATATTTCTTGCACCTTGCACATATTTGTTATCCATTATACCTGAAAATTTATCTCCTACGCTTGAAAACGCTCTAGTTAAAAAATTATCTGTGGGTTCTTTATTTTGATTAGCAAAAGCTTTTTCATATTCTGCCATTGAAAAATTTTGATCTTGATTACCGTTTTGATTTAAAAGATAATCTAATCCATTAGATTGTGTAATAGGTTGTGCTATATCAATAGTTTGTAGACCAGAAGGATTATTAACTGACATTGGAGCAACGCTACCACTATACTTTGCATTATTACCAAAATCAGCTGTTTCGTAAATTTTGTTTAATTGTTCTAATGTCATCATCTTCGACCATCCGGTTGTATATCAATTCTAAATGTACCTAGTTTCCAAAACTGACTGGTGCTAGCGTTAGATACTTTTAAAGATATTGATCTAGCTCTTGCTCTTGTGTCAATTTTCTGTGTGCTACTATTAACTGTAAATGGTCCAAGTGATGAACTAGCTGCAGTATCATTAGGAAAATCTTTTAAATTTAAAGTGACTACTGCATCTCCTGTTTGTGATAAAAAGTCTGGTAATACTCTTCTTATTTTCATCATAAATTCTCCGTCACCTCTAAGGTCTGCTGTTCCACCTTCTGTCATACCTATATCAAAATCTCCTGATTCTATATTAGCAGTAATAGCAGAAGTTGCACCTTCTTTAATTTGATCTAATCCTTTTTCATGTTCATAATATATAGATGATCCATCTGTATTACCCTGTACATATGTTGTACTTGTACTAGCAACATTTGTATCAGCATCATATTGTGATGCGTGAGGTTTACCAAATACTGCAGAATCAGACCAAGCTGTTCTATCTAATGTACCTGTAGTCCATATAGGTCTATCGTTTGATGATTCTATATAATTATAAGTAACAACTCTGTTAACCACGTTAGATCCAGAATTTGGATAGAACCAACTAATCTCACCAAACAAATTGTTTAGCCCTGCATTAATGTGTTGTTTAGGAATTGTGTTTATATCATCAAACACATGATCTTCTACTAAACAAGGTAAAGATTCTAACTGTCCACCATATCTAAAGAAACCATTTTCTGACATCCAATATGCTGTACCATCAACTTCAACGCATGCGTTCTTACCAATCAATCCACAGTTAGTACCAACTTGTTCAAAGGCAAATGTAAAAGGTGCTCCAACAAATCTCATAATAAATAATGCTGTATCGGTCCAAACATAAATTGCATTTCTACCTCTTAGTGTGCCCACGATCCGTGATCCATCGGCCAGCCTTTGTGTACCAGCACTATTAGTTGCTGTAGGAACATAATCAGTAATATCTTCTTGAGAAGAAAATCTTATAAACATTTCATCTTGAGTTGATTTTGTGCCAATTGTTGTTTCTGTTCCAAAAAATATTAAGTGTCTGTCAGGAGTAGATACTAACATATCACGGGACGCTGTTGGTGCACCCGTTGCAATTGTTGCTCTTGTGTTGGTTGCATTAGATGCGTCTGAATCCCATGTAAAACTTTCTCCATTAAATATTGTTGCAATTAAACTATTACCTAAATTGTCCAAAGACCATAATCCTGGATCAGTTACAATATCTCCTGATGCTGCAGCATTCCAGGCAAAAAAGTTTGCTGCATCTGTAACTGTTGCGCCACTTGAGTGAATTGCTGCTGTTGTACCAGTAGCTCCTCTTGTTAATCCTGATAATGTGCCACCACTATTACCGGTGTAAGTAATTAGTTCAGAACCAATCTGCACTGTACCAGATGATGGAAATGATGTTGAACTTGCCATAGTTAATGATGTAACTGATGCATTTATTCCTGATGAAAGTGTTGATGTAAATTGTCCTTGTTGTACACCACCCCATGATCCAAGACCCCAACCTGTAGATGCAACCTCAACCGCCGGTCCAACCGGATAATAAAGCTGTACTCTAATACCACCCGATGTTGATGCACCAGACCCAGATTCGTTAGAAGCCATTGTAATTGTTAAAGTGGTATCAGTTGGTATATCTGTTACCATAAATTTTGTATCGTCAAAATTTCCAGATGTAAAATTAGAATTTGTTATTGATGTAAAATTATCTAGTAAAATTATATCACCTTTGTTTGCATTGTGTGCTGATGAAAATGTAAGTGTAACAATTGCTGATCCATTAGTTGTAGTAAATGCTGATGTTAAAGTTGTTGTAGCTTTGATCGGATGTATGTCATAAAATATACCACCAGAGTATGCGTACAATATTCTATTTGTACCAAGCGCTGCAAATTTAATACCACTAGCATTTACAAAATGATGTATTGCTGTGTTTCTACCAGTTAAACTTGTAGACCCAAGTTGAGCCCAACCTCCAATTTTTTCTGGATAACCATATCTAAATCTAACGTTGTCACCATTAACCCATTGGCCTTCGCCACCGGTTGCTGTAACCTGTTTATTAAATCCTGGCTGAAAATTTATTTTTTGTAGCATAATTATCTTGCCGTTGCAGGCACTCCTGTTGATGTTACAAATGGATTTTCAGCGAAAGATATGAAAGTGTATGTATTTCCAGAAGCATTAACCGAAACATCATTGGTTTTTATTTTAATACCATTAGATAAAAAATCTAAAACATTTAGACCAGTAGAATCACCATCACCTGCATCAGGAAAAAGTCTGATATTAACAACATTTTCTGGATCTCTTTTATTATCCATCAGATACCAACTTCTTGTAGCAGTGTCTTTAAATATAACAAAAGCTGGTTTAAATCCCAAATGAATATATGGTCCATCAGCATTTCCATTTCCTGTGTAGCTTCCAAATTTTGAGTAGCCTTGTTTCTCTGCAAAACAATAAGCAATCATAGTTGCACTAGCATTAGCATTATTACTTGAACCTAAAGAAAAAACAGAGGTTGTAGGAGAAGTATCGTTGAAACTTGCAGCTGAATCAGCTTTTGCGTCAGTTTCATTTAATGTTAAGTGATGTGTGTTACCAATGCTATCGTGATAGACAACCCAACTCCTTGAATCGGTAGCTCTACATTTTATAAGAATAGCTTTAGGTGCGCTTGATAATCCATGTTTTACTGTAGCATTAGCTTCTGTACCAGTCCAAGACACAATACTAAATCCAGCAGTATCATTAACACTTCCTGTACTATCAATACTTCCTATTCCAGTTGAACTTGCGTCATTACTAAATGCTGTTCCGGCTTTCCAGTTCCAAGATACATAAGTTGAGCTACTTTTATTAACTTCATCGCCATCTGCTAAAGAAAATCCATCTGAATTAAAAGCTGTTAGTTCATTTGTAGTTGATTCACTATTAGCAAGATTTGGAATTAATCTTACTCCAGCGCCTCTTATACTATCATATAAATTATGGTTTTCACTTCCACTTCGTTGTTTAAGCCACACCATATCTGGTTGTAAATCAGAGTTACCACTTAAAGTAATACTTCTAGTAGAACCATTACCAGTCCAGATTTCACATTGGAAAAATGCTGATGGATCATCTATTGTTGTATAAGCCATTATCCATACTCCGCTAAGTTTTTTGTGTTAAGAGAATAAAATCCTGAAGGGACCGCATATTCAAAATTTCCGTAACCATTACCATCTGTGTTACCTGATGAAATTGCAAATTGAGGAGAACCAAAGTTTCCTGAAGCTGTAGTTGTATTTGAACTGTGAACATTAACTGCAAAATGAAAAAAATCTCCTTGATATGCTGATGGTATTGCAACACCATTACTGTTACCTGCTGGGTCACCAGAGTTACCCCAAGTTCCACCAACACCTAAATATAATTTATAATTATCTAAATCCATAGCTAACATTATTATATCTCCTGAAGCATATGTGCTGTAACCAGTACCAGTATTACTTCCATTTTCATACAAAACACCATTTTTATAAATTACTGATAAATAACCACCACCACCTGGATCAGAAACTAAATCGTTTAAATCGTGATCAGAAGCATAAGATTGAGCATTACCAAAACCAGTAGTAAATTCTGAACCTTGTACCCATTTAACCTCTGCATAAAATTTACCACTAGAAGCTGCAATAGTTGAAAATGTAGCTGTCCAACTACCACTTGATCTAGCAACTACCAAATTACCTTCTGTAAAAGTATCTGGTATTGTAATACCTAATAAGTTATTCCATGTTGCAAAATTATTTGTGCAAGTATCAGTAGATTGATCTACTGCTGTAAGGTTATTAACTGCAAAGTGATTAGTATTACCACTTGAGTCTGCACCCATACCATTAGCATCTGTTCCAGTTCCAGATTCTTCAAACTTTAAAAAAAATCCATTGTCGCCAAAAGTTAAACCAGATACATCGATCGGCTTCCAAATTGCACTGTCAGAATCAAATTCTCCAAATTGATCTGCAGCTAATGCTAGACCATCGATAAAAACAAATTGTGAAAAATAACAATTACTAAAACGACTACTAGCACTAGCACCTATGTGATTTGCTAAAGCACTATTAAATGAACCTGCTTGATTTTGACTATATTCATTATCAGTTGCAAAAGAAGTTTCTTCAACACCGTTAACATAAATTTTAAGATCTGGTGATCCAGCTGTAGAATCATTACTAAATACTATGTGATACCAAGACGCGGTATCACGGAAGACTCTATTTGTTTTTTTTTGCATTACATAAGAATCACTTATTAAATCTAAAATTTCAAGTTTATCATCACTTCTAAATAAAATTATACCTTTATTTTGACTATCATTAAGAGCTTCCGTTATTGCTACTTCTTCTCCTAGTTTGCTTCTTTTAATCCAGAAAGAATATGTCCATTTAAGATTATTAGTTGGAGTACCTAAAGTTTTATTTAATCTATCACTACTGCCACTATTAAATCTTAATGAGTTAGCTACATTAAAACCAGTAGCTGCTGTGGCTGATCCAACATTGCCTGGTAAAATTAAAGGCATATTAAGATCCTAATACTGGGAATTCTCCTAATGGTCTTTCCATTACAACTGGGTCCCCTTCATCAGCTGTATTTACATATGTGTATAAAGTTTCTAACGCTTCTGTATTTGATGCGTTAGTAATCAATGTCTCCATCGCCGCTTGTTTAGTTCTAATTCCATTTCTCCATGTTGTAATAGCACTAGGAATAGCTGTATTTTTTTCTGCTTTACGTGTTATGTACCAGTCAGTTTGATTTAATAAACCTTGAGCCTGTTGTTTAATTACCTGAATAAAATTATATTTTAATCCTCTTACAGCAACAGTATCGGTATCAGCACCTTCTGGTGCTTTTCCATCATCGATTTGTGCTTGTGTCCAATTAGTATCTGCATGAGCCTTTGCAGTAGCATCCCCATATGCGGCAGTAACTGTTCCAGCATCTGCATCATATGTAAAAGTTTGATTTGTATTTATATAATACGTTTCATCTTTTTTCTTACTATTATTAAAAGTTACTTCTATAATACCAATAGCTGCTAATTCATTTGCAGTCCACACTGAAAATATTCTAGCTGGATATTGAACATCTCCTATAACCAAAGGTTTAGGGTGATTAACATATCTTGATATTGATCCGTCTGTTATTATTGCATACATATTATATCCTAACTTTCCGCTAAATTTAATGTTCTACCTACTTCTTGCCATACAGCACCATTGTATCTAAATACTAAAATATCTGTTTTACCATCTGTATCTGTTGTCGTAGGTGCAGTTGATGCCGCAAATTCAAAAACAGTGTTAAAAGCAATTGTGTGTGAACCATTGTAGTTTATTTCAACAGCAATAAAAGCACCTTCTACTGCATTACTTGGTGCAGAGAAAGTAGTGTTTTCTGTAGTTAAATGAAAAGCGTTTGCTGCAGCACTTGCATCCCAAGCCACGGCGTTCGATGATGAAGTAAGTGCTACTTGTGCTACATTAGCTGCTACAGCAAATGTTGCAACTCCTGTTTGAGCAAGTGTTCCACTCATTTCAACATTACCATTAATATCTATTAAAGTTGAATTAATTTCAACTTCGTCATCAGCATTAATATCTAAATCGCCATCAGCATCTGATCTAATGTTAATAGCAGAATCTCTAAATTGAAGTTGCATATCAGCATTAAGTAATAAACCATCATTGTGAACGTGAGTTAAAGTAACTTCTGCATTAGCACCAAATTTAAGCACAGCAGCATCACTAATAAGTGTTACATCATCTCCAAATATTGCATCTAAAACTACAGATAAACCACCATCAGTTTGTAATGATCCATCAGTTGTAGAAGTTGCATTTGTAGTAGCATCTGTTTTTATAATTCCGCTTGCAGTTATGGCAGCAGTTGTAGTTGCACCTGCAACGTCAACAGCCCCAGAAAAATCTCCTGTTGCTGCATCTATTTCACCTGAAATAGTAAAGTTTCTAATACCTGTGTAGTCTTTGTTTGAATCTAATATAACTGCTTTACTTGCTACAGCTGTTCCAACAGCTGTACTACCAATATCTAAAGCGTTAAGTTCACCTACTACTGCAGTAATACCATCAAGTGCATTTAATTCTGCACCAGTAGAAGTAATAGCTGTGCCAGCGTAATTTAAATTACCTGCACCAATTACAATTTCTCCAGTGCCTTTGGGTGTAAGAGCAATACCAATATT